CAAACATTACAAAATCAATAATAAAATGAAAAATCGAATCATAGTAACACCACATACCTACCAATACAAAAAACCCTACGAAACACCTCACGGTGAATCATTAACCGTGCAAGGGGATTCGTTCACAATCCCCGAACTATACGCGAGAAATTCGAGCGGAATAAAAACAAAACCAAAACCTGAATACTATTCAGAAAATCCATCTATAGAAGATATAGATATGGAAAAAACACAACGATTAGATCTAATCGAACGTCACGAACTGCTCGAACAAACGAAGCTAGAAATAGCACGGATCAAAAAAGCTACGGAGCAAGCGCAGCATACTCCACAGCAAACGAGATCCAGTGCGAACACTACTGAGGCCGCAGGCGGGCAGGTCGTGAACGAGGTTGTAGAGGAGCCCGCGACGATACAACCAAACAAATAAATCATCTTTTTATCTTTTTAATTATTATCTTCTATTTTCTTTGATTAATGCCAATAGTGTTTCTCATCCATTACGTTTAAAAATTTTCCACTGTTTTCGTGCGAGCGGGGGAAAAAGCCGTGCTAGTGAGGGAA